GAAAGCCCGGGGGTGCCCGAGAAAGCGCACCGGGCAAAAACGCAAAAAAACGAACGGTTGACGATACATGGCCCGCAACGCCGAAAAAACCGCGACTAAATCGGCGCGCAAACCCGCGATAGGCCGGGTGCACGTCGAGCCGGTTGAGTACCCGAGCGAGGGTGCGCGACAGCTCGCGTCGTTGCGTGGTTCGCTGCAACTGATCGCCGACTCGCTCGGTGTAACGAAGCAATCGGTGAGCGTGTGGCGCATGGGCACTCAGCCCACCGAGGAGTGGCGGCGCAAGTTGCTCGAGGTGCACGGGATCCCGCTCGACGCGTGGGATCGGCCTCCTCATTCGACGTCGAAAAACCGGAAGTCGAACGGCACCACCGAACCCGAACCCGAACCGGCGCCGTGGTTCCCGATAACAGGTGCGGAACCGAGCGCGCTCGACGACTGCACCCGGTTGCTCGCGTTGTTGCGTTCGCAGCTCAACCGCACCGACTTGCTCGGCCGCGAGCGTGTGCAGCTCGGCGACGCGTTTGCCCGTGCACTCACGCAAAAGGAACGGCTCGAACGAGCGCGCGAAATGATCGAGCCGCGCACGATCAAAGAACACGTCGAGTGGCGGCGACTCAAACGCCTAATCATCGACGCACTGTTACCGCACCCGGCCGCGAGTAAGGCCGTCGAGGCCGCGATACTGCGCGTGCTTGGCGAGGATACCGACGACGAACAACAAAGGGGCACGCGATGACGACACAAGCGAGTGCGGTCGTACTGTTCTCGGGTGGGATGGACTCGACGGCGTGTTTGTACACCGCGCGGAACCGGTTCGATAGCGTGCACGCGCTCGCGATCGATTACGGGCAACGGCACGCCGAACGCGAGTTGCTCGCCGCACGCCGGATCGCGGCAAAACTCGAGGTACCGCTCACCCTCTACACCATGCGGATCGACTGGAATGCGACGCTATGCGCACTGTCGAGGCCATTGCGGGGTGGGCACGACGACGACGGGATCTCGCACGCGTTCGTTCCAGGCCGCAATCTGCACATGCTCACGGTGGCCGGCGCGCACGCGAGCAAGGTCGGCGCGTCGGTACTCGTGATCGGGTGTTGCGCCGACGACGTCAACGCGTTTCCCGATTGCCGGCCGGCGTTTCTCGCGAGTGCGGCCACCACGATCTCGCACGCGCTCGCTCGAACGTTCACGGTACAAGCGCCACTCGCGACGCGCCTCAAACGCGACTACGTACGGGAGGCCGAACCGGCGTTGCGCGCGTTGCTCGACGAGTCGTGGAGCTGTTACACGCCGACGCGGGCCGGCGAACCGTGCGGCGAGTGTGACGCGTGCGTACTGCGCGCACGTGCGCTCGAGGCCGCGTGATCATGTACGCGTCACGCACCGGCACCCGGCGCAATCTTGCCGCCTTGCGGGCCGAGGGGTGGCGTTTGCTCGTGAGCCCGGCCGGCGTGTTGCGCACCGAGGGGTTCCCGTACGCGCTCGATAACGGTGCGTGGACCTATCACCAAAAATCGCTCCCGTTCGACGGTAACGCGTTTGCTCGTGCCGTCGATCTGCTCGGTGCGCGGGCCGACTGGATCGTGATCCCGGATCGGGTGGGTGACGCGGCCGGCACGTTCGAGTTGTTCGAGCAGTGGTGGCCACGGTTGCACGGCGCGGGGTTGCTACTGTTCGCCTTGCAAGATGGCATGACGGCCGCCGACGTGGCTCAAGTGTGCCGGCCCGGGGTGGGGTTGTTCGTCGGTGGCTCGACGGCATTTAAGGAACGAGACGCGCGCGGGTGGGGTGAGTTCGCACGAGCTCGTTCGCTGTATCTGCACATGGGCCGCGTCAACAGTGCGCGCCGGATCGCGATCGCGGCCGAGGCCGGGGTGCATAGCGTCGACGGCACGAGCGCGTCGAGGTTCGCCGTAACGATCCCGAAACTGTCACACGCGGCGTCACAAACCGCGCTCGCGTGGTGAAACGAGCAGTGCACCCGTGCACTCGTGCACCGGTGAACCGAACGGGAGGAACCGATCATGCGTCCATTCACAACCGGGAAATGCCGAGCGCTCACGGCCGCGCACGTCGACGAGATCGCGATCAAGTATCTGCGCGGTGCCACGATCGAACAACTCGCACTCGAGTACCAAGTGAGCACCACCCCGATCCGCAACGCACTCAGGATCCGGCGCGTACCGGCTCGCAAGGGCGGCCCGCGCCGTGTGTCGGTGCGCAACCAGGTGAACGCGTCGTGAGGCCGGTACAAGCGGATCCGGCCGCACCTCACACGCTCGCCGACCTGCCCAACTTTTGGGATGCGCGGCGGCACCGGCAAGGCAAGCCGGATCTGTCGACGTGCGCGGCCGATCTGTCGGTGGCGCTGCAACACACCCTCGCCGTACTGCGCGCGCACGGGCACGCGTTGTCGCACGAGCACAACGCCGACGCGTATTCCGTGGGCCAGGCGCGCGGCCTCATGCTCGCGCACGACTTGATCACGGGCACCTTGCCGCTCGACTGTGTGCCCGTGGTGCTCGTCAAGCGGCCCGATGTGGCACCACCCGTCGGCCTCGAGCCGCACCCCGATTCCTACCCGTTCAAACGAGGTTGACCGGTGGCAACGAGCTCGCTCGCGTTCGAGGTGCAGAAACGGCGCGGCCCCGGCCGGCCGCCGAAACGCGACGAGCCGTTGCCCACATTCATCGGCGACTTCGCGGCCGACTTTTTCCCGGCCCTACACGCGAGTTTCGGGATCACGTTCCCGTCACCGATCTACCGAGCCGATCCGGTGCGGTTCTCGCGTGAGATCCTCGGCGTCGACCCGTGGGCAAAACAGATCGAGATCCTCGAGCGGGTGCGCGACTACCCGCGTGTAGCGATCAAGTCGGGGCACAAAGTCGGCAAGTCACACTCGGCCGCGCAACTGGCACTCTGGTTTTACTGCGCGTTTGACGCCGCTCGCGTTGTCATGACGTCGACGACGAGCCGGCAAGTCGATGAGATCTTGTGGCGCGAACTGCGCATGATGTTGGCCAGGTCGGGCCGGTGCGTGGCGTGTAAGGCCGAGCTCCTCGACAACCCCGCGGCCCGTATCCCGCGGCCGTGTCCGCACTCGAGCTTGATCGACGGCGAGCTCGGCGACTTGGCACGTACCGGCCTCAAGAGTGACGACTTTCGGGAGATCGTCGGGTTCACTGCGCGTCAAGGTGAGGCCGTTGCCGGCATATCCGGCGAGAACGTTTTGTACATCGTCGACGAGGCGAGCGGCGTACCGAAAGAGATCTACGAGGCGATCGAGGGCAACCGCGCCGGTAGTGCGCGCCTCGTGTTGTTCGGCAACCCCACGCAAAACGAGGGTGAGTTTTACGACGCGTTTCACTCGAAAAAGGATCGGTTTTACACCTGCGTCACCGTCAGTTCGGAGGAGTCGCCGAACGTCGTGAGTGGCAAGCGGTTGATCCCGGGACTCGCGATGCCGGAATGGATCGCCGAAAAAAAAGAGGAGTGGGGTGAGAAGTCGGCCCTCTATCTCGTGCGCGTCAAGGGCGAGTTCGCCGAACACGAGGAGGGCAAGATCTTCTCGCTGCACACGATCGAACAGGCCGAACAACGGTGGAGCGACACGCCGGCCGAGGGCCGGCTTTACATCGGGCTCGATCCCGCGGGTGAACGGGGCCGCGGCGACGAGATCGTGTTCGCTGCACGTCGAGGGCTCAAGTTGCTAGAGCTCGTGCCACGCCGCGGCCTCGACGAGCAAGGGCACCTCGCCGAGCTGTTACGCATTGTGCAGCGCCTGCGGCAACCGCGCGAAACCGTCGTCGTCGTCGTCGATCGCGAGGGTGAGATCGGCAGTCGCGTCAACCGCGCGATCCGCGAGTACGCCGACGATCACCCCGGCGAGCTCGAGGTAGTGTCGGTGCGTGCGTCGGATCGGAGCATGCGACAACCCGAGCTTTATGCCCGCATGCGTGACGCGCTCGCCGGCTCGCTCGCGGCCTGGTTTGACTCGGGTGGTGCGATTGTCGAGGATGCCAAGCTCGCTCGCGATCTGCACTCGCTCGAGTGGCGACTATTGCCGAACGGGCAAGCGAAAGTCACCGACAAAGAAACGTTGCGCAAGTTGCTCGGCCGTTCGCCGGATCGGTACGACGCACTCGCACTCGCCGCGTGGGAACCGCTCTCGTTGCGCGAGTACACCGGCACCGGTTCGATCGCCGTGTTGCCCGAGGCGACGACACGACTTGACCCCTACGCCGCGGCGGCAAAGTGGCGGCGATAGGCGGCCGGCGTCTGCTCCTCGCCGTGGTGAGCATACTCGGCACGCGTGAGGTTGCGTTGCGCGTGCACGTACACCACTCGAACGTGAGCCGGTGGGTGAGCGGGCAACGCCACCCGAGCTATCGCCACCGGATCGAACTTGAGCGGCACTGTGGAATCCCGCGCGAACGGTGGCCGGTTTCGTCTACTCGTTGACGAACTAGTGCGAACCGGTGGTGCCACACGCGCGCGCGTGGCCATGCGAAACCCCGTTTGCAATGGGTGCACGTGAACGACTGATGCGCGCAAGCGCGGCCCTCCTCGGGATCTCGACATACGAGCCACCCGGTGACGAGGCGATCGGGCCGAGCACCGAACAGATCGAACGTATTCGCCGGGTACTCGGCGGCACCCTGCAACCGATCCCGATCTCGCGGCCCCGGTGGTACCTCGCCGACCTCGAAACGGCCGTGTACCTGGCCAACCAGGGTGATCTTTCATGGGCCGCCGAACTCATGTCGACGGCGCGATCTGACGGTGTGTTGTCCGGCGTGCTCTCGACGCGCACCGGTGGCCTCGTTCGTCTGCCCAAACGGTTCCGCGGCGATCCCGAGATCATTGCCGCACTCGAACTCGGGCACGACGTCGCGCGGTCGGTTTTTGACGAGATGTTTCCGGCGAGCGAGCTTGCATCGTTCGCGGCCGACGGGTTGTTGCTCGGCGTAGCGATCGGCGAGCTCGTGCCGGTGGTGGGCCGTGACTACCCCGTGTTTTGCCGGCTCGATCCGCAGTTTCTCATGTACCGGTGGAACGAGAGCCGGTGGTATTTCCGCTCGAACGCCGGCCCGCTCCCGATCACACCCGGTGACGGCCGATGGATCCTGCACACGCCGGGTGGCCGGACTGCACCATGGCAAAACGCGCTGTGGCGTGCCGTCGGCCGTGCGTACATCCGCAAGGATCACGCGAGTCTGTACAAAGACGAGTGGGAAGCGAAACTCGCGAACCCCGCACGCGTTGCGTACGCACCGAGCGGGAGTGTCGAGGCGCAAAAGGACACCTTTTTTCGCCAGGTAATGGCATGGGGTGTCAACACGGTGTTCGGACTGACGCCGGGCTACGAGATCAAGCTCCTCGAGTCGAACGGCCGCGGATACGACTCGTTTCTAAAGACGATCGCCGATCAAAACGCCGAGATGACCATTTGCGTCGCCGGCCAAACGGTCACGACGACGGGTGGTGCGGGTTTCCAGAACTCGGACATTCACGCGACGATCCGATCTGACTTGATCCAGTCGACGGCCGGCGATCTCGCCCACACGCTCAACACGCAAGGAATCCCGGCGTTCGTTGAGTCGCGGTACGGGGCCGACGCGCTCGAACGTAGCCCGGTTGTCGAGTGGGACACGACGCCGCCGAGTGATCGCAACGTCGAGGCGCAAGGCATTGTCACGATCGCGCAAGGCATTGATCAGTTGACGACTGCACTCGCCGCGCACGGCCGCGAACTGGACATTGACGCGCTCGCGCAACGGTTCGCGCTCCCGTTGCGCGGTGTCGTCGGCACCGTGTCCGGGGTGCAAGTCGATCCAAGCGACGTCGCCGACAACGCCGCCGAGGCCGTCGACGGCGAGCCACCAACACCACCGGCACCGGGGCCGCGCCTCGTTCGGGAGGCCGCGTAATGCGTCGTCGGTACGATCGGCAAGGGATCCTAGCCCTCTATCCGCAAGCGTTTTTCGAGATGTTCGTTGAGCACGAACCGGCCGACGTCACGACGGTTGACGGCAACGCGGTGATCACGATCCGCGGGCCGCTCGAACATCACGAGGGGTGGTGGACCGATTCGTATGAGGCGATCCTCGATCGCGTCACGTCGGCGTGTAGCGGCACCGCGTCGACGATCATACTCAAGATCGACTCACCCGGTGGCGTGCTGTTCGGTTGCTTTGACGCGGCCCGCGCGATCCGTGCTCGGTGCAAGGCGGCCGGTAAGCGGCTCGTTGCGTACGTCGAGGGGTGTGCCTGCTCGGCGGCATACGCGCTCGCGTGCGCGGCCGACGAGATCGTTATCAGCGAAACCGCGTACGCCGGCTCGATCGGCATCCTGATCACCCGCGTCGATCTGACGGTTCGCGATGCACACGAGGGTATCGGGTTCGCACTCGTCGCGAGTGGCAAGCGTAAGGCCGACGGGCACGTGCACTCGACGCTCACAACACCCGAGCTCGAGGCCATGCAAGCGCAATGCAACGCGCTCGCCGAGCTGTTTTTTGAGCTCGTCGCCTCGTTGCGCAACGTGGGCACCGACGCGGTACGCGCGCTCGAGGCGGATATTTTTCACGGCCCGCGGGCCGTCGCAGTGGGTCTCGCAAACAGGGTGTCGAGTTACGACGCGCTCCTCGAACAACTCAAGAAAGGGCCGGTCATGCCAGCAGAAGACGAACAGCAAACCGAGGAGCCGACGAGCTCGTCGAAAGATATCGACGACGCACGTGCCGCGCTCGAACGTGCCGCGGCCGAGGGCAACGAGAAAGCACAACT